ACATGATGGTGTTCAATGCTTCGTTCATACGGTTTGCGTCCTTCGCACCAAAGAAAGAGTTTTCCTTGTGGCTATAGACCGTCACGTCTTGGAAGGAGACTGTACCGTCTTCGTTGTTTACCATCGAATAGCGTTTCAGTCCGCTCCAAACAGCGTCCGTATAATTAACAGGTAAGCGTTCCCATGCCATTTACAAGCCACCTCCCTTCATTCCGAAATTCCATGTGAACATTCTCCTCCCTTCCGACTCATTGCTGAGTCTGTCATAAAGGTCGAGCATAGCACTTTCCAGCCTGTTCAGTTCCGTAAAGTCCATCGTCCTTCCGTTATCTACATAAGTTGGCGCAGTGCCATAAGACCTTCTCAGAGTTTTGTTGTTTATGGTAGTCAGATTTTCTTCCAGCCGATTGATTTCATCAGCGTAGAAGTAGTCTGCCGGAGTACGGTCAGAGCCGAGAGCATTGATAGCAAATTCGTCATATAGCTTGATTGCCAGCTCCCGGAGGTAATCGAGGTTGTTCTTAATGCGGTTGAAGTCAACAGCATTAAACCTGTCCCCGATATAAGTACCGTCTGCGGCAGTTTCACCGTTCCAATCGGTTTTAGGTGTTACCCATGCCATACTTAACCTCCTATTCTTCGAGCTGTAACCTTGCCCGAAAAGCTCTGATTGAAATTCAAGGTCTGACGGTAGATCGTAACCTTCATATCCTTGTGGAACTCATTCTCTTGGTACACAATGTCGTTTGCGTCAATCTCCGGGTTGCCCCTCGTGTTGTACTCATACTCGATACCAGCGGTGTAATACTCGCCCAGCCATTCAGCAAGGTCGGTAGCCATCGTCATATCGGAGATCAGAGGATTCTCCCACTTGATTGTCTTACCTCGACTGTGAAGGGTCTTGATTGCATGCCGCTCAACGATTTTGTAGCGATAGCCGAAGACCTCCAAACGGAACGTACCAGTCTTAGAGAATTTCAGCGTTACATAGTAATTGCCGCTTGCCACAATGGAGACCCCGGAGCTTCCTTCATCGAGCGTAGCTCTGAAATTGTAGGAAGGTTCACCGATGAAGAAGGTTTCCACCTGTCCGTTCACAACCTCGATTTCCTCACTCACAAGGCTTTCTTCCAGCGTACCGTTCTGATAGCTGTAGCAAGGAACAATGACTTCCTTGATAAGCTCCTGTTTGATTGCTTTCGGAGAGGAGGTCATGTCGGTACGAGTCATAGTGAAGTCCGTTACGTCACCGAAACTGAAATGATTCAGTACAATGCGGTTATGAGGTTCAGCGGTCTTCGTGAACTCAATCTTCATCGTGTCGAAATCATCAAAGTCATGGAGGATAACCAACGTCTTCGTGATCTCGTCCTCAACCTCGTATTCCTCTACGAGTGAGCCGTTGTTGTAGGTGCGGATTGTGATTGCCGCCGGGAGAGCGTGTCCGAAGACAAACTTTACACCGTAGTACATACAAGCCGCTTCCTGTACGATGGTAACAACAGGGTTCGTACCAAACTCGCCGTTTTCATCGGAAATCGCACTCGACACATAGCCAGTGTTGAGGACGTTACCGCTGACGTTACGAGGAAGGAAGTACATTCCGCCGTTTGCCACCGTATAATTCCCAGCGAGGGAAGCGTACTCGTCCTTCACGCTGTCATTCAGAATGTTCCCAACCTGTGAATAAGCGGTCTCACCATTGGAGGAAGCCGCCGCTTCCGGGTTGAAAGAAGACTTGATCTGAACAGAACCAAATCTCGTCTGAGAGAGAACACATCGACAAGCATTTGCGATAATCTGCAATGCTTCTTTGTGCTGGACTCTTGGTAGAGGGTTCTTCGTGTACAGCTTCTTGAGACGAGGGTCAATATAGTAATCACTGAGACCAGCGTCAGTAAGAATTTCCTTTGCCAAATCGAAATAACTTCTTCCGGCACTGGTGTATGTACCTTTGTAGTATTCCGAGTCCATGTTACGGAAAATGTCTTGGCAACGGATTGTAGCCGTGTAATCGTCCGACTCCCACTCAGAACACAACAGGTGGTTTCCTCGAACCCACTCGATCTCCTCAGAGTCCGGGAGCTGGTAGCCATAGAAGATTTCCATTTCCTGTCCTGTCTCAAGGAAGTTAATAGCGGATTTCGGGTTATCCACGTTGAAGTAGTGGTCGTAGTTCTTTAGCTGTACAGAGAAGTCAATCTGAGGTACGTCCGCACCGATGGGCGAAATGTAACTATCAAGAGACGAACTCATAACAGAATCGTTGTAGTACACGAGACCATAACCGAAGCGGATAGAGTAGATACGAAGTCTGCTCTGAGGGTTCTTCATTCTGTAGAAGACCAGCTTGACGTAGGTCGTGTT